ATGAAAAACAAAGAAGTTCAACGATTACCTAAAAAAGCGAATGAAGGTGATATGGCGATAGTTGAAAACAAAGCGAGAAACGAATGTATAATTTTTATATGGTATAATCACGGTTGGGAAGAACAACAAAGATATAAGGGGACAAAATCGCAATTAAAAAAAGTATTTAATTATTATGAAAATTGAGGATATACTTTCAAAAGAACAATTATTAAAATTACAACAATCAGGTTATGCAGGTAAAAATATATATGTCCCGAAAATCCAACAACAAATGTCAACACAGTTAATCATTGCCAGATATAAAAAACTTACCGAAAAGATAAAAAAGACATCTGCCATTAAATTACTTGCCGAAGAGTTCTCTGTGTCTGTCCGCAATTTATTCCGCATATTAAAAAATTACTAACAATTTTCTCTTATCTTGTCACTTGACTGGAAAGAATAAATACTTTATAATTTTATTAATGGGAAAAATATCTCTTTTCATTAATAAGATTTCTGACCGATTAGGATTTGTCCGCAAATCAGCGATATCTTCCAATTTACAATCTAACTTTTCATCTTCTATTGGTATAGGGATACCGACACAAGAGAATTATGATGAATACTTAAAAGCATATACAAACGAAAGTTGGGTATATGTGTGCATAAATAAAATAGCAACTGCAATTGCTGGGCTTCCAATCAAGATATACAAACCTTCCAGAAAAAATAAAAATAAATTTGATGAAATTTTAACTCACCCGTTTTTAATCTTACTTAATAAACCAAACGAAAAAGAAAGTCAATTTGAGTTGATAGAGAGTTTAATTGCTAATACTGAATTAACGGGTAACAGTTATTTACTGCTTGATGAATTGAAAGGAAAAACACCGCAAAAACTTTATTCAATTATTTCAAGCAGAATAAAAGTGCTTGGCAAAGATAAAGGTTTCAAATATAAATATGCGGGAATAGATAAATCTTATAATAACGACGAGATAAAACAATTTTTATATTTCAATCCGACATCCGAGTATTATGGGCTTTCACCGATAGCGGCTGGTAGATATATAATTGAAACCAATCAGCAGTCAAATAAATTCAATGCTGAATTTTTCAAGAATGGAGCGTCATTTGACGGAGTGCTTGAAACTGAAAATGCTTTGAATGAAACAACTTTCCAAAGAATTAAAAAACAATTTTCTGAAAAATATACAGGCACAAAAAATGCTCATAAAACACCTATATTAGAACAAGGAACGAAATATAAAAATATACAATTAACACAGCGGGATATGGAGTTTATCAATGGGCAGAAAATGAACCGTGAAACAATATGCGCAATTTTCGGAGTGCCGCCTGCAGTGGCTGGACTTTTAGAATATAGCAATTATTCAAATGTAGTTGAGCAGAAAAAGTTATTTTGGAATGATACCATAATTCCTAAAATTAAAAAATTAAGAAACTTTTTACAAAACATACTTAATCTTTATGGTGATAATTCATTATGGCTTGATTTTGATTTATCGGCAGTTGAGAGTTTGAGAGAAAATGAGGATTTGAAAAGCCAGATAGCAGCCCGATATTTTTCAATCGGCATTCCGGTCAATCAGATTATAGAAAAATTGAATTTACCATTTGATACTATACCGGGCGGGGATAGAGGATATTTACCGTTTAATCTTTCGCCTGTTGGTAATCCTGTGTCAGCGCCTGCGCTTCCGCCTGCGAAAACAATCAAATCAATTACGCCGGAACAGAAACGCAAGAAATGGGATATGATGATAAAAGTAACGGAAGCATTAGAAAAGAAATATAGCGTTGATATAAATAAGTTTTTCAATCAACAAGAAAACGAAGTAATTGCTAACCTGAATAAATACAAAAATCTTAATATAGCGGAAATAGAAAAAGGAATAAATTATATTTACGAATTGAAAGATAACACAAAAGCACAGGTTGATATTGACACGGTTATATTTGATTATGATGAAGCGGTTGGAAAATTTAGAAAATTAAGCGAGCCGTATAAAAGTGTGGCATTAGAGGAAGCAGGTAAAACAGAATTTGAATTATTAAATATACGGATTGCTTTTGATATGTCAAGTGCAAGTATAGTTGAGTATTTGAGAGAACACGGATTAGAACAAGCGAAACTTATTATGGATACAGCGAAAGATAGTGTCCGCACAGCACTACTTGAGGGTTTGAAAGAAAAAGAAACGATTCAGCAATTAAGCAAACGGATAAATGAAGTTTATGCGGGATATACGGAAGGCGGGCTTGAGGGTTATCAGGCGAATAGAATTGTCAGGACTGAAATGATAGAAGCAAGTAATTATGGAAATCACGAAGCATACAAACAGGCAGGGATAAAAAAAAGAAGTTGGGTTGCGGCTTTTGATTCTATCACCTGTGAAATATGTTCTGGATTAGATAGCGAAATAGTTGGCATTGATGAGAAATTTTCAAGTGGCGATATTGACCCACCAAATCATTGTAATTGTAGATGCACTACGGCTCCTGAAATAGAGGAATAATGGAGGAACGAATGTCGGGCTAATAATTACAGTAAAATAAATTACAGAGGGGGAAGTATGAAAAAGTTTTTATTGTTAGTGATTTTGACTTTTACAATTGGTTATTTATTTTCTGCGGGTGGTTCAAAATTTCAATATGTGGTTATTACATCATCAGGAATAACTCCGATAACTTTTAATAGGAATTCAACTGAAATTTATTGTATTAAATTATCAACGATGAAGGCATATATAAATTGGGGTTCAACAGCGATGCCAATGATAGCATATACAACGAATTACTTTCTATTGCCTGAAACGAGTTCTGAATTTGTATATGAACATACGGAAGAAGTTGTAAATTACAAGATGTCAGTATATCAGCCGTTAGTTCCAGGAACAACAAATAATATACATATAAGATTACAAATCAAATCCTGGTAAAGCGAGGTAAATTGGTAAAATATGAAACCGAATTTGAAACCTGAGCCAGAAATTACAGAAAATTATATCCGCATACGAGTGAAAAATCCTAATTTATTTCAGCCTGATAGTTTTAGAACTATTGACATTTCTAAATCAGAAGGCATAAAAGCGGTCATTGGCAAATTAAAAGGCGAGACAACTACAACAATTCAGTCGTATTTATTTGATAAAGAAAAATGGACACTTTCAGAAGCGCAGGAGTGGGTAAGAGAACATGCAAAAAAACACATCGGTATAAATCCTGAATGGCTGGAGGAAAAAACTATGGAAAAACAAATTAAATATTTCAGACCTACGATTAAAACGGTGGATGAAAAAAATCATATTATTGATGCAGTTATTACTACAAACCAAAAAGACCGTGATAACGAGGTCATACAAACTGACGCTTGGAAAGAAAATATAAAATCATATTTAGAACATCCTGTTTTGCTATCAAGTCATAATTATATGGATTTACGAAAACAGATAGGGCAGGCGTTAAGTATTAATTTTAATGATAATAATGTTGAAATGAAATTCAAGTATTATGTCGGCGATGGCAATCCAGAAGCAGATTGGGGTTGGGTATTAGCAAGTAAGGGGATGGCGATGTTTTCGGTTGGGTTTAAGCCGATTGAATGGCTTGATGGCGAGGAAGTGAGAGCATTACATATTGACGACGAAAATCCGCCAATTCGTGAATTTACAAAAGCGGAATTGCTTGAAGTTTCACAGGTGCTTGTAGGGAGCAATCGGGGAGCGTTGCAATTAGGAATTAACAATCCTAATGTTGACCAGTGTCAATATATGTATGATGTTGTGAAATCATTTGGAAATAAAATCCCGGAATTATTAGAAAGTGAATTAAAATCTGTTATACCATTTCACGCATATCCGCTGGCAGATGAAGGCACAGATTGGGATGCTGGGGCAGAAGTTAGAGCAGCGGAAGTTGACGACTTAAAAAAAATGTGTGCTTGGTTTGATAGTGAAAATTCAGATATAAAAAATTCTTATAAATTACCTCATCATAAAAAAGAAGGATATAAAACAGTTTGGCGAGGTGTCAGTGCTAGTATGGGTGCATTGCTTGGAGCGCGAGGTGGTGTAAATATACCTGATGCAGATAGGAAAGGAGTTTATAATCATCTTGCTAAACATTATAAGGAATTTGGTAAGGAAGCACCTGAATTCAAGGAATATGAGAAAGAAATAAAATCAGATATCACAATTCTTCCATTAAAACTTGATTTCAAGAATATAAAAGAAGCGGAGCAGATTATTAACATTATGAAAAGTGGAAGAGTGCTTTCTGAAAAGAACAGAAGTTTAATAAAAAATTGTAATGATATATTAGAACAAGCGATAAAATCTTTGAAAGAATTACTGGAAGCAACACAGCCGATAATAGATGAAGAGCAGGAAGCAGAAAAATCAAAGAAAATGCTTGAATTACAAAAATCAATAAACGAAATGTTGGAAAAAGTAAAAGGAAATAAATAAAATGCTCTTCGGAGCAAAGGAGGGGAATATGCCAGAAGTAAATTTGGAAAGTTTGCAGAAAGATGTAGTTAGATTGCAGGAA